ATGATTCCAGTGAGTTACGAGTTGCATGCAGTATGCAGTGCCTTGCAATGCAGCGCATATACCCTCTAGGGTATACGCTGCATGCAACGCTGCACCCAAAGCCCCTGGTTTTAGTAGTCAGCCTCCCAGTAAGTGAGACCGAAAAGTGAAACTACAATCCAAGTAAATCCGAGCATGTGCTTCTCCTAGTCGGGGGCTTGCGCCCCCTGGTTAAGGTGTAATCGTAAAAAGTTACGATTAAGCTACAGCTGTCAGGACACCAACCCCTTGGTCCACCGCGTCAAGGCCAGCCTGGCGAGCCACGCGCTGCTCCTCATCGGCGCGGGCGTTCTCATCACGTACCGCGATTGCATCGGCCAAGGATTGCAAATCCACGTCAATCGAGAATTCAAAGCCCCCATCCTCATTCTGGCGAATTGCGCTCAGTGGCAGTGCGACTCGCGCCCCATTGATTTCAACAGTCACGGTGTTGGCTTTTGGCTTGGCCGCACGCTGCACCTTCTGGACCGCTCTCCAGCCGCAATTGGTAATCTCGTCAGCAAATCCAATTTCGAGAGAATTGACGAACCTTGTCATAGAAGCCATGGCTTCCTGACCCGCCTTCCCCTTGGAAAGTGTAACGAGCCCACTAGCCTTCTGAGTACCGTAACGAACCGCCGCACACCCGGCCGTCATAGGCTCGATGAGGTCTGCACCTTCCAAGCGCTTGTCAATCTCGATGACAAACTTGTTAGGAAGACCGTTGACAGTCCCTGGCCCAAAGACGGTAAAGCCTGTGCGCCCCGCTCTACCCATTGTGACTACTACGTCAGCCATGGTGAGCTGGCATGCGATGTTAGAAAGTTTCTCTTGTGTGTACTTCATAGCCATGTGAATCTCCCTGATTCGTTAATCGTAAATTTTTACGATTTGAAGTTTGTTTGAGTGAAGACGCATCTGTCCCGTGGCAAATCCGTGATTTGCTAGCGCCGATATTTCGGCGACTTGTTTTATCTACTCACGGGTCAATTCGTCCATCGCTCTCCTGTTCGCCCGACCGCCGGGCTCACCTCATTGTACACCCGCCACCATACCCAGTCAATAACTTTTTGCTATGGGCTTAATCTTTTTTTTTCTTCAATAATATCAACAACTTACAGCGTTTTTTCCTGCTAACCGTTCGGTATAATTTATCTACTTTTGAGTCAGACGTACGTTTGACGCATTGCGTCATTGACCCGCCAGACCTCCTGACGCACCGCGTCACACGTGCAGCGCAGCCGGGCGAGTAACCTCACACAAAATTTTTGTAATTTTCCAACTATTAACGCACTGCGTCATAGCTAAAAACTTGCTCTAAACTCCAACACCTAATACTATTTTTACAAGTACTCTTTGGGGTGGGTGCTTCACGCGCACGATGGATGTGCTCGCCCCCTTCAATCGAGCGCCGTGGAAGTATCTCCCGACTAACGCTTCCACGTGCCTCGATTCTCACTACTTGTTTAGAATTAAATCATCAGCTATCATTAATTCATGACTGCTCTACAGAACTTAGAGAAGAAGCCATTCAAGCTGGACAAAGAGACAGCTCAGGTATTGGCTCTGCGTATCCAGGGTAAAACCTACGCACAAATCTCTAAGACTCTGAATGTCCCGTTGGGTCGAGTGCGCAGCCGCATGAGTAACTTGGTTAGAAACGTAGAGTCCAACCTGGATCTAGAAGAGATGGTATATCTTGAACTAGAGAGACTGGACCACCTAACTAACGCGGTGTGGCCAGATGCGATGGGCGGCAACGACAAGGCAGTAAACTCTGTGCTCCGAATCATGGAGCGTCGCTCCAAGTTGATTGGTTTGGACGCGCCGGTTCGGCATGAGCTATCTGGGCCGAATGGCGGCGCTATCAATATTGCCAACTGGGCAGAGTTTGTTATGAACGATGAGAAGACCTCTGATTCAAATGAGGTCGTAATAGAGTCAGATTGATAAGACTCGTAACCCCGCTGATTCAAATGCGGACTATAAATAAAAATGGCAGACGCTGCTGAAAGTTCAGGAGCACCTATCGGTGCATATAAGAACAAGCACTCCCTGCTTGCGAAGTCTAGGTCTAACCCTACTTGGTGGATACGTCAGGTGTTGGGAGAGAGACCTTGGCCTGTACAATCTCAAGTTCTCCAATCAGTAGCAGACCACCGCGAGACGAATGTTCGTTCTGGCCACGGCATTGGTAAGTCCTGGCTGGCATCTCGCGCAGTCATGTGGTTCCTATACAACTTCCCTTCCTCTCTAGTCATCACGACTGCTCCTACTGACCGTCAGGTTAGAGGGATTCTTTGGAAGGAGATTCGCACAGCCCACGCTAAGAGCAAGATTCCCTTGGGTGGCAAGATGCTCAAACAGCAGTTGAACATTTCTTCTGACTGGATGGCGATGGGGTTTACGGCGAACGATTACGATCCCGATAAGTTTCAGGGGTTCCATGCTGAGCACTGCCTTGTTGTGGTTGATGAAGCTTGTGGCATCACGGATGCCATAGATCAAGGTATTGAATCTATCCTGAGTAGTTCTCACAGTAGATTGTTGCGCATAGGTAACCCTACAAATGAGAACACCCCATTTGGACGTGCGTTTAAGAATCCTGCTTGTAGTAATTTTGCTGTGTCTTGCTTTGATACACCTAATTTCACTAAGTTTGGAATTACTCCCGAAGACGTTGCGACGAACCGTTGGGAAAAGAAAATCCACTCCGCCCTTCCTTACCCGACTTTGGTAACGCCTCACTGGGCACGTGCTCAGTATGAGAAGTATGGTGACAGCTCTCCTATTTGGCAGGCGCGAGTGCTTGGTCAGTTCCCAGACAATCAGGACAATGCTTTGATTCCGATGTCCTGGGTAGACGAAGCAAAAAATAGAACGCTACATGAGGACGGTATCTGTACATTTGGTGTGGATATCGCACGGTTTGGGAGCAATGAGACGATAGTTGTGATGCGTAAAGGATCTAAAGCGCGTGTTATTGGTGCATGGAATGACAGTAATACGATGAATTCTGTGGGCAAAATCATAGAACTTGCCCGACAGAACGGACCTGAATCCATCTTCGTGGACGGCTGTGGTGTAGGTGGTGGCGTTATCGACCGCCTGAAAGAGTCTGAATTCAAGCGAGCTATCGTAGATGTGAACGTATCTCGTAGTGCAACGGACAAGAATAGGTTCCTCAACGAGCGTGCTGAGCTGTACTGGAACTTACGTGAGCGCTTTGAGAAGGGTGATATGGACATCGATCCTCGCGACGAGGACATGGCAGTCCAGCTATCCGAGCTTCAGTACACGATTGATTCAAAGGGCAAGATTAAGATTGAGTCGAAAGACGAGATGCGTAGACGGGGGATACTGTCCCCTGACCGTGCGGACGCATTAGCTCTGGCTTTCAAGAGCCACAGAGAATTCATGACAGACCTAGTGGTTTCAAACGCTGGTTTGCGAACTAGCCCTTGGGGGGTTTGATTAGATGCCTAGGAAAAAGAAAGCCGACTTGAGAATCTACGGGACTACAGGTCTCAAGCATTACGATGGGTATATCGATGAAGAGTGGCACGCCAAACTCTCGACCTGGGAGCGGGAGTACAAGGTCTACTCTGAGATGCGTGACAACGATCCTATCGTTGGGGCGATGCTGCACGGCATTGAGTCTTTGATTCGCGGGCTTGACTGGCATGTGAAACCAGCAGGGGACAGTGAGAAAGCACTAGAAGCTGCAAGGTTTTTAGAAGAGTGTCTGGATGACATGTCTAATACCTGGGGTGACTTCATCTCAGAAGTGATGACGATGTTGCCGTACGGCTTCAGTTACTTTGAAGTGCTGTACAAGATTAGACGTGGGCACAGTAAGAACCCTAACTTCAACAGTCGGTATGAAGATAATCGAGTAGGTTGGCGCATGTTTGCGCCTCGTGGTCAGGAAACGCTAGATCGGTGGGAGATAGATAGTGATGGGGGCATCTTGGGTATGCACCAATCTGGCCTTCCTGACTACACTCAGCGCTATGTTCCTATGGAAAAAGCGCTTCTCTTTCGTACACGAACTACGAGAAATAATCCACAAGGTAGAAGCATCTTACGTAATGCCTACCGTAGCTGGTACTTCCTACGCCGCATCCAAGAGATTGAAGCAATTGGAATCGAGCGTGACTTAGCTGGTTTGCCTGTGATGCAGGTGCCGCCACGCATCCTGTCTACTGATGCAGATTCTGGGGACGCGACTTTACGTGCGGACCTAGAGAACCTGGTCCAGCAGATTCGACGGGATGAGCGGGCGGGTATCTTAATGCCGTCCGAGACAGACCCAGAGGGTAGGCCAACAGGATACAAGCTTTCACTTTTGACTACAGGTGGTAGTCGGCAGATAGCTACAGACGAAGTGGTGAAGCGGTATGAATCACGTATCGCTATGTCCACGTTTACAGAGTTCGTAACTCTGGGTGCTGATGGAGGGAGCAGTAGTTCCCTAGTCGGTAATAAGATGAAGATGTTCCAGATGTCTCTGGGTAGTCTTGTCGATAATGTTAAGAGTGTGTTCAACCGCTTCGCGGTAAACAAGCTGTTCATGCTCAACCCAGAGTTCAATCAAGAGGATTGGCCCAAGGTTGATACATCTCCGATTGATACTCCTCAGCTCGAAGAGATGTCCAACTTCCTCAACCGAATGGTTATGGCTGGACTCATTACTCCTGATAAGAAGATCGAAGACCATCTACGTGCGATGAGTCGGCTACCAAAAGCTGACCCTGATATTCGTGCGACGGGGATGATGGGTGATTTAGAACAGATGGAAGAACCTGACGAGGAGGAGGAGACTGATGCCTTACAAGACTCCTGAACAAGCTAGTGCAGTTGCTCGCAACATTGGATGTAAAGGTGTTCATAGAAAAGACGGTATGTTCTACCCCTGCAAAACAGAGGCAGAGTATAACCGTTTGAAGAAGCGCCCATCCTACAAAGTTAAGGATGACCCGAAGACTCCCGCTAAACCGAGCGAACGTCGTCGGGGCAGCACTAGGAACAAGCCGGGTTCAGCAGGTTCAGCATCAGGTAAGATTACTCTCAGCCCTGCTAATATCAAAACGCTTGAGAACAAAGTAGCCGAGCACAACAAGAAGCACGGTGACACCCCGTCAAAGAGAGCCACACTTGGCCAACTCAAAGCTGTGTTTCGGCGGGGTGCTGGGGCGTACTCAACATCTCACAGACCTAGTGTAACGAGTCGAACCCAGTGGGCCGTAGCACGTGTGAACGCATTCCTAAGACTGCTGGCTACGGGTAAGCCTAAGAATCCGAAGTATGTGACGGACAACGACTTGCTTCCCAAAGGGCATCCCCGGTCCACCAAGAAGAGTCTTGAGATTGAGCTAGAGAAAGCTAAGACCGTTAAGGTGCCTGCGCCCGAAGGTCATCACTGGATGGTGTATGACATAGACGGTGTGAAGCTGATGGCCAACCCGCCTGATGGTTTTGTGCCTCATGACAAAGCCACTGAGGTTTTGGAAGTCGAGCTAATCGAAACGCATATGCAGAAGGAGGAGTCTTTTACGGTTCCTCAAAATGTGCGGTCGGCTGCTCGAAGAGGGCTTCGTCTTCGTGAGAAGTTTGGACGCGGTGGGCTAACTCCACAGGAAGCGGGCAAGCAGGGCATTGGCTCTGGTATGGCTAGGGCGCGTGATTTGGTTGAGGGTAAAGTTTCATACTCAACCGTGAAAAGAATGAAGGCGTTTTTTAGTCGGCACAAAGGCAACAAAAAGCCTGGCCCTGACTCTAGAGGTCGTATGTGGGACAGTGATTCCAACCCAACCAATGGTTTTATAGCGCATCTTCTTTGGGGAGGGGACGCGGGTAAGCGTTGGGCAGAGTCAGTTGTGCGTCGTGAAGAAGCGAAGAAAGCTGCGGGGAGCAAACGGGGCGGACCTCAAATCCGTCTCTACGACATCACAAACAGTGTCGTTAGAAATATGGAAGACCACGATTTGCGGATGATGTGGAAACGTCTGAAGCAGTGGTATGCGATGGGGAATACTAAAGGTGAAAAACGTTTAGGAATGTTAAAAGCTGCGCGACTCATTCTGCGTGAGATGGTTCGACGTAAGTTTCCAATAAGTGGGGGAGATCAAATGGCTAGGCTTGTAGGAAAGTCGGAAATATTATTCGTAGTTGCAGAACCAACACCGTTAGAAAAAGCGCGTCGGGAGTTCCTGGTAGGTCCTGATGGGGTGGTGTTTAAGAACTGCTACCTTGATCCTATGGGCGTAGTTAAATCAGATGTAGATATCTTGGACATAGAACAGTATGCAGACATCTACCCTGATAAAAAGAATGATCATACCATCACCATCGCATTGGGCAGAGTTGCGAAGGAGTACTTGGGGGACAAAGCAAACTTCACGCTACCCCATCCTGCCGCACTGCGTCGTCATGGCGATTCTGGTGAGGTTGGTCGTAAGATTAAATCGATGTTCAAGTATATGGAAGAGCAGGAAAATGCAGGTGTTGAAGTTGCGATCTCCAAAATGGATCACAAAAAGAAGATTGTATATTCTGCTGTTCTATCTCCAGATGAGGAGGACGCTCATGGGGACATGGTCCCGGTGGGTGAGATTGAAGACACGGCTCACAAGTATCTTGAAAAAAGTAGAGCTGTAGGGCGTCAGCATACATCTTTAGCAAATGCTAAGGTCGTTGAATCGTACGTGGTTCATTACCCCTCTGACGAGGATTACAAAAAGGCTCTGGCCGGGGAAGACCATAACTCATTCAAGATACCCTTTGGGAAAGACCACATCACCTCGGGTACTTGGGTGATGGGAGTCAGGCTTGGCGACGAGGAATACAAGGCTGTTATGGACGGCTCTATTACTGGGTTCAGTATTGGTGGCTATGGCCATCGCGTCGAAAGACAAAGATCTGAACTACCAAACATCACATACCACACAATGCAGGTCCCCCGACCAGCACTACTAGCGGACAGGCTAGAAGGGGAACCCACGGCTACAGTTGATACACCTTATAATAGGGGTCCAGAAGGGGGTAATTCTTTTGCCCCTCCTACAAGAAGCTAGGTAAATACAAAGTAACTTGACCTTAACATAAGATTTCTTTACAATTCTATTTGAGTAGATTTAATTGCTCACACATAGACTGATTTAAAGTCCCACCTTAGCTGATTCAAAGCACCAGTATATTTATGCTCATTCGCAAAGGACTGCGGGTTTATGGAAGAGACCGTCAATACGCTGATCGATCTAGATACTGTAGAAGTGTCCCTCGTGGATAAGGGCGCTAATCAGCGTGTGTTTGCTATTAGGAAAGCAGAACAAATGAACGACATTATTAAAGACATTATCGATGTCCCACTGGAGCAAGAGACTGAGGTGGTTGAAGCTCTAGTGAGTAAAGAACTGACCGACGACGCACGACACGGACTCATCGGAGCGATGAGAATTGTTCAGGCGTACAAGGATGAAACAGGGATGAAGGATGCGTTGGTCGCTTTGGCTACGCTTCTCGATTTCGAAAAACCGGAAGAAGTACAGGAGACTGCAATGACATCAGAAGAAGTTGCAATGGAAAAGTCTTCTGAAGATTCAATCAATATGAATGACATCCCTGATGAGGTACGCGCTCAAGTTGAGAATCTTTGGAAGGCAAACGAGGAAGCTGTAAAGAAAGCAGCAGAACTCGAAGAGGTTCTCAAGGCTGAGCGCGACGAGCGTCTCACCAAAGAGTTTATTGAGAAAGCTGCTAAGAGCTACGGGAACATCCCTGGCCATACAGCAGACGAGCTTGGTCTTATGGTCAAGTCACTTCATAGCCATGACGCGGAAGCAGCGCAGAAGATCGAAGGTCTTCTCAAGACTGTCAGTCAGGTTATCTCGAAGAGCGAACTCTTCGTTGAAGCTGGCGTGACTGCTCAAGATCAAGGCGGCAAAGATCCTCTTAATCAGCTTGATGCTCTGGCGCAGAAGCACTGCTCAGAGAACCCCGGCGTATCTTATGCGAAAGCATACGACGTTGTGATGAAGTCTGATGAAGGTCGAAAACTCTACACTGAATACGTTCAGGGTAACTAACGAGGAGATTTTAAGATGGCTTACAAACTTTCAGCAGGGTCAACTATTGTTTCTTTTGAAGCAGCAGGTGATCTCTCTAGCTCTCAGTACAAGCTGGTAAAGCTTGATGGTGACGGCAAAGTAGTAATTGTTGCGGCTACATCTGATGTACCCGTAGGCGTTCTTCAGAATGCACCTGCATCTGGAGGCACAGCGAGTGTTCTTGTCTGTGGTGTCAGTAAAGTAAGTGCTGATGCAGCTATTGACGAAGGAAAGCTTCTGAAGCCTTCAGCTGATGGTCAAGTTGCGGCGGCTACGCCTGACTTGGCAATTGACGAGGGTAACTCTGATACTCTTACTGGAGTTCATACCATTGGAGTTGCTTACACAGCAGCAGGTGGTGCAGGTGAACTTATCACAGCTGGTATCAACTGTTTGCTTCCAGCAGTAACTTTTGAATAATAGGAAGGACTGAGAGATGCCACAGCCTAATAGTACAGACGTCCATGTAGACGCCCCCTTGACCAATCTTAGTATTGGATTCAAGAACGACATGTCTAACTTTATTGCAGACCGTGTATTCCCAGCAGTGCCGGTTGCAAAACAAACTGACAAATTTTTCAAGTACACTCAGGATGATTTTTTCAGAACTGATGCACAGCTCCGCGCCCCAGGCACTGAGTCAGCTGGTTCTGGTTACAACCTGAGCACAGATACTTACAGCTGCGATGTTATTGCACTTCACAAAGACATTGCAGACCAAACCCGTGAGAACGCAGATGCGCCTCTTGATATGAATCGAGATGCGGTTGAGTTTCTTACTCAGCACATGCTTCTCAAGCGTGAGCTAGATTGGGCCTCAACGTTCTTTACAGAAGCTGCTTATACAAACGGTGTAAATGATGACACAGGTGGTGTTGTAAAGTTTGATGCTGCTAGCGCTATTGAAAACATCCAAGCAAAAATGGATGCCGTAGAAGCGTTGACAGGTTACCGTCCAAACAAACTTGTTTGTGGTGTTAACGCTTTTACAGAGCTGAAGAACAACTCAGATGTTCTTGACCGTATCAAGTACACTCAGCAAGGTGTTGTAACTGAACAGCTCTTAGCTTCACTTCTCGGTCTTGAAGAAGTTATGGTAGCACGGGCCATTAGAAATACAGCGAATGAAGGTGCATCTGCAACTTACTCGCGTATTTATGGGGCAAGCAACGCCCTTCTTGCTTATGCTCCCCCAACACCATCACTGATGCACCCAAGCCTTGGGTATACATTTGTATGGTCTGGGTACCAGGGTTCTAATCAGGGTCAACGTGTAAGCCGGTTCCGTATGGACCATTTGCGTGCAGACCGTATTGAGATGGAAATGTCCTATGATCAGAAGATGATTTCTTCATCACTGGGCTTTTTCTTCACCAATACTACTACTGCTTAATAGGTAAGAGTCATGGCTTTTACTTACGGTGGAGACCCAGCTAACTCTAATCGGGAGGCAGTTCGTTTCTGGTGTGGAGACACAAACAGTAGCGACCAACTGCTTTCTGATGCAGAGATAGACTATCTCCTGACTATTGAGACAAAGATCATAGAGTGTGCGGCTACCGCATGTGAATTGATCGCGTCCAAGTTCGCACGTCAGGCAGATACTGAAAATGGGGAACTCAAAGTAAAAGCCAGTCAACGAGCCAAGGCGTATGAGGCTCGTGCATCCATGCTGAGAAGTAGGGTCAACCGGCACGCCGAAGTGTTTGCCGGTGGCCTTACTATCTCTGGCAAGGATTCACTCGACCAAAACACATCCAACGTCCAGCCCGGATTCAAGGTTGGGCAGGATGATAGAATTGTCCTTGATGAGGACAATGAATACCATCGACACTGATGGACGCGCAGCTAAAAAGTCAGCTGACTTTAACAGTGAGTATAAAGTCAGAGTCTTCCCGTAATAATTACGGAGACCCTGGTTTTGGTAGCGCTACTACTTTGAGCGCGAGGGTAGAGAATACATCTCGCATAGTCGAGACAGCTAACGGGAAAGAAGAGAAGTCCGAGATAGTCATTATCTCTGAGACTGAGATCCCCAAGACCTCGTTAGTATTCCTCCCCGGTGCATCAACAAGCGACGTGAACAACGGATACAAACCCAAGCGGGTTGAAGTGTTGCACGATGAGCTAGGTAACGTAGACTTCTACAGAACGATATTGTGAGGCCGGTATGAAAATTAAAATGTTAGAGAGAAGTATACATATTTCAAATCATGCTCGGACTCCATCTATCCATAAAAAGGGATCAATATATGAAGTCAGTGAAGCGGACGGTAAAAGAATTATAGAGTGTGGGTGTGCTGTAGCTGTAGAGGAGCCCCAAGACTCCAAACCCGCTCCCAAGAAAAAGACTAAGAAGCCTAAACCAGCCCCTACTCCTGAATCTGAAGAGTTGAGCGATGGCGAAGTTTAAGGAATTTAAAGTACCCGGTTTATTCACCGCCACAAAGAAAAAGCTTAGCAAGGGTAAGTCTGTTGGTTTTAAAGGTGCTTTGTATGGTGTGAGTGTAAACGGCATCAAAAATGTTTTGAAGAATATGGACATTTTAGAGGAAGCTGCGAAGGATGCTTTTGCAGCAGCTATCCACGATGAAGCTGTACGGGTGATGAAAAAAAGTCAGAAAATTGTACCTGTAGACCAAGGTGACTTGAAGAGGTCGGCTATGGTTAAACCCCCTAAGACGAACAAGAGACCTGAAGCCAGCTTAACATACAACACCCCTTATGCCTTGTTTCAACACGAGCATCACGCGGGTAGCGAAAAGAATCCTGGTCCTAGGGCCGGGTATTTAGCTAGACCTATGAGGGACTCTGCTAAAGGTATGGATAGGCGCATAGCTAAAGGGACAAGAGAACACGCTGCAAAAGGAACCCGTTTGGGAGACCTGAAGACTGTAAGGTTTAAATAGTTAGATGCCTACCCCACTAGACATAGCTACGAAAGTAGCATCCAGCGTAGGGTCACTAACATTAGGGACCAATTGTTTCGCTGGTCCAATTAGGGATGTGGGTTCAGGCATACCCGATACGGCAGTATTTGTGATTGGTACAGGTGGTTTTCCTGTAGAGGCTTTTCTAGATGGGGACTCTAAAGGTGGTTTGGAAAGACCAACTGTCCAGATATTAGTTAGGTCTGATAGGAACGATTTTTCTGGGGGAGTAACGTTGGCTGATAGTGTGCTAGCAGCAATCGATATGAACCCACCAACGGGTTATGTAGAAGCTAGAACAACAACGTCAGATCCAATCTATATTGGAACTGATGATACAGGTCACCACGAGTGGTCGATCAACGTAGAACTTACGAAATAAGGAGAGAGAGAGATGGCAGATCCAATCTTAGGAAGATCTACAGAATTTAGAATCGCTAGAAACGCTCAACCACCAGTAAAGCTTGCAAAGCTTACTGACTTTTCATTCAGCCTTAGTGCAGGAGAAATTGACACAACTACGTTTGATGATGCAGGTCTTCGTTCGTATGTAAAAGGTAACCGAGACATGACTATGGACATCTCGTTTATTTTTGACACAGCCGACGCTGCACAAAAAGACCTCATTCAGAGTTGGTCAAACACTTCAGGTGCAGATATCTCAGCTGAAGTTGCTGGAGGTATCTTAGATTTTATCATCAAAATGGATAGCAGTAACACTTATCTTGAGGGGAAATGTTTTGTAACAAGTCTTTCTTACTCAACTGGCGAAGAAGATGTTCAACGTGTTGATGCTTCTTTGAGAGTCGATACTGTCACAACTTATGATTTCGTAGTCTAATTAACTAACTAACCGGGGTAAAACATGAGTGCAAATTCTTCACGTGGTGAGACTACAGTAACTATTGGTGGGCGCGAAAGGGTCGTTCGCT